AACAAGCAACAGAATATAGCCAAAATAAAGATTTAAGACAAACTAATGGCTATTTTAAAAGATTGAAAAGGACCGGCGTCCATATAATGCCTCGCGCTATTCCCTGTACGTCAAGCTGTGACCTGAAAGGGTAGCCTCGGAGCCTTTGCTCTTATAGGAGTACGTGCACGGAAACTATAAGAGTTAATATGAATTATGAAAAAGAAAACGTTACATGGATATTATCTTGATGGTAAAACTATCTGGGAATTATGGATAGATGATGATGGTAATATTACACAAAAGAAAATGAAATAAACCTACCCCAAGAGGGATTAGAGGGATAGGTTATTGTGGTGAGAAGTCTTAGCCTTTAGCACAATTTGGACACATTGTCAAATCTGGTTTCCCTTAGGTTTAGGTTTTGGAAGAATCATCTTTTCATCTTCAGTTCCATAACAAAAAAATTTTATAATAGTTCCATACTTATTAATATCTTTAGGTCCTATTTCTTTGGCTTTATCTATAGCTTCTTCATATCCCGCAATCATACATTCGTAATGACTATTATATTTCTCGACCATAGGGAAGGGTTCCAGACATGTGTTATACACACTTGTACAAATAATCATTGTTAATATAAATTTCATCTTGACAAATCCTTATCTAATCCTATATATTGCTCAGAAATAAATGAAAGGAACATATGACTGATATAACAAAATATAGAAACGTCTCTTTAACACACGAAACATACAAGGTTTTAATTAATTTGTCTAAGGTATTATTACCCGATGCAAAGTTATCAATTAGTAAAACTGTAGAATGTTTAGCAAACGAGAAAGCAAAAAAGTTAAATGGCAAAATTAAAAGTAAAACAAATACGTAAACACATCTGTCCTACCTGTAAAGGTAATGGTTATCTTAAGGTAGGCACGGAGTGGGGAGAAACAATTCACCAATGTTGGGATTGTGACTCAGAAGGAGAATTTTATGAGACTTCAGATAACTATTTTAGTGACTCTGACGGTGATGATACTGCTGTTAACAAACTGCACTAAAACCGACTATCAAATAAATCCTTTCACAACCGTATTAAAAGAGGTAGTAATAAATGGTAAGCGAAAATAATATAGCGTATATAGCAGGACTTTTTGATGGTGAAGGTAGTATTCATTTTAGAAGAGCACCGGAAAAGAAAAAGAAACATAAAGGCGATGGATATAGAATATCTAATTCCATGCGTATTAATATGGAAATAACAATGACTGATGAACCAGTAATACGTTGGGTTCATGAAACTTTAAAAGTAGGTACTGTCACTAAAAAACCAAGAAAAGGTTTACGTAAAAATGGTACAAGATACTTAATGCAATATCGCTGGAGATGTACATTTAGAGATGCCTACTATGTTTGTCGTTTACTATGGCCTTATGTTCAAGTAAAACTACATAAAGTAGAACAAATTATAGATCATTACTCACCTGACTATATGTTTAATGAAAAAGTGGTGAGCTTACAACAATATAGAGAGGCAATGGTATTAGAATGACAGAAAAAAACAACTCAATAAAATTTGAGTATCAACTTTTAACTTGGGGACCTTGTGTAGTTAAATTAAAAATAACAGATGAATTTAAAAATCTATTATTAAAAGAAGGACTAGAATCGTGTACTAAACAGCATGATTATCAACACAGACTAGCGGGTATTATACAAAAAGAATTTAGGTTTAGAGATTATAATGTATTACTTCCATACGTTGATGAATTTTTAAAGATGTATACTAAAATCTTTGAACAATGGAAAGGCGTGCCATTTAAACAACCTCCAAGTTATTTATTAAGAGCTATGTGGATTAATTATCAAAGAAAAAATGAATTCAATCCACCTCATGATCATGCAGATGATTTATCGTTTGTAATATATTTAAAAGTACCAGAAGAAATAAAAAAAGAATTTAAGGAATATAAAGGTAGAAGTTCTGGACCTGGTGGAATTAGTTTTATTTACGGTGAAGGAAATAGACAAGCCATTACTTATCAATCACATTTCCCAGAAGAAGGAGATATGTTTATATTTCCTGCGTGGTTAAAACATTTTGTAGCTCCTTTTAAAGCTGATGTTGAAAGAATTTCTGTGTCGGGAAATATATCCTCTCAAGTTCCTTTAAACAGTTTAAGACAAGTCGGAAAAAATGAATGGACACCTGTTAAAAACACAATTGGAGATTATGACAGTTAATGACAAAGGTAGAAAATGGGACGGAAAATCAAGGGTTTCCACAGATTTGTACCGAAAAAGATGGGAAGAGATATTTAAAAAAAAGACTAAGAAAGAAAAGATGAAAGCTACTAAAGAATTTTTAGAAAAGATAGCTGATAGGAATGGTTTCTAATGATGAGTGACAAAGATATTCAAGAATTTCATAATATTGGTAAAGCCATCAAGCTTAATGATAAATACAAATATGTTACTGGTACACAAATCACGGACCAAGGATCAAGGACCTATGATATAAATGGTTCTAGACTTCCTAGTGTAACTACGATATTAAGCGCCACAAAAAATCAACAATTTTTAAAAGACTGGAAGGCCAAAGTTGGAGAAACCGAAGCAGAGCGAATCAAAAATTTATCTAGTAAGCGGGGGACTGCCATGCACAAGTTCTTGGAGCATCATATACTCGGAACTGGCTACGATGATCTTACAGGGCTCGGACAGGAGGCGAAAGCCATGGCCCAAAAAATTATTGAAGAAGGCTTACTCCCTGTTGAAGAATATTATGGCTCGGAAGTTACACTATATTACCCTGGGTTATACGCTGGGTCTACTGACCTCGTATGTAATCACAATGGGATGGATACCATTATAGACTTTAAGCAAAGCAATAGACCTAAGAAATTAGAATGGATAGATGATTATTTTCTACAAATCGCGGCGTATTGTATGGCACATGATGAAGTCTATCAATCACAAATTAGACAAGGAATTATAATGGTCTGTACACCTGACCTATATTACCAAGAATTCAAGTTTCAAGACGCTGATTTAAGACGTTGGAAACATAAGTGGTTGAAGAGATTAGATATGTATCATGAATTAAAGTTTGATGAAAAAGAAAAAGTTAAATTCGATGTAAAAGAATTTGAAGAACAATTTAAAAAAAAGGAGAAAAATGAAGGAAACGTATGAAGGTGGTGAACAAAAAATAACTGCCAGTAATAAAGATTGGACTATGGAATATAACATATACCATTGGGGTCCTTTACTATTTAAAATAACAGTTAGACCAAGTGACATTGAGTCTTTAAAAAAGATATCTAACAAAGCAACTGAAAATTGGAGCGAGAACTTAGCTGGAATTATCAAAGACGAAAGATCTATTGATCAAGTTGAGTATACTAAAATTATAACACCTTATTTAAAAGCTTATCAACAAGCTTATAAAACTTGGTATGGTCTAGATCTAACAGATATAGAAACAACTGCAGCCTGGGTAAACTTTATGAAGAAAGGCGAGTCTAACCCACCGCATATTCATCATAACTGTCATTTGTCTAGTGTATTATTTTTAGATATACCGGAACCTATAAAGGAAGAACAAAAGAACTGGAAAGGAACCGGCGAAGGCCCTGCAAGTCTATCATTTTTTATGGCTAACCCTCAAAATTTTCACACAAATTCATTTGCTTTTAGACCAAAGGTTGGAGAGTTTTTTATTTTCCCATGGAATCTTACACACTCTGTTGCTAGTTTTCATTCAGATGTGACTAGAGTTTCTATTGCCGCGAATTTTTTATTAAAAGATAACAACATGATGCAAGATGAAAAAGCCTAAAGTATTTATTGCTATGCCCTGTTATGACACGATGAAGGTAGAGACTTGTGTCTCCATCCTCAATACGTATGCGGTGTTAGCTAAGTCTGGAGTTGAGTGTATATTTAAATCAGTTAAATCTTCTTTGGTGACTCATGCGAGAAATCTATTGACTGCAGGATTCATGGCGTCTGAGTACGATTATATGTTGTGTGTTGATGCTGATGTAGAGTTTTCTCATGAAGCTGCCTTAAGAATGTTAGTGCCTGAAAAAGATATTGTGTGTACTCCCTATAGATTAAAAGAAAACCCTTTGAAAACTAAATACCCTGTTGAACATATAAATCCTGATAATATTAAGATTCTACCTTTTGATTTAGTAGAGTTAAAGTCTGCTCCGGCTGGCTTAATGTTAATTAATAGATCTGTATTTAGAACTTTGATGGAGAAGTATCCTGATAAAAAAATTAAATTTGATAAAGAACACCAAGATAAAATGGATAAAGAAGTAGGATATAAAGGTGCTATTGAAAAGTATATGTATAATTTTTGGGATACAAGCTTTAAAGATCATGAGTGGATGGGTGAAGATTTAGCCTTCTGTGATCTTGCTAGAAAGTGTGATATTAAGATATACGCTAACCTGGACTCATGGACCACGCACCACGGATCATGGGGCTTTACTGGCAAGTTTGGGGATTCATTAATTAAAAAGGAGGACAAATGAGAGAGCAGATATACAAGGCGTTAATTCTGAGATATCAAGCTAATATGGAAGAAGCCTTATTAAAAATAGATTATCTCATGAATAGTGCACAACCTGTGATTGTAGAACACACCGATGTCACAGGCGAGGTTGACAAATTGTTACATATAGTTGCTGATGCCAAGGAGAATATGGCAATATTGAGGCAATATTATGGTACAAATTAGACAGGACATTTTCTATAAGAGATTCTGGAGATAATTTAGTGTCATTAAAAAAAAACATGAAAAAAAAGTGTCTTTATGTCCAAAAAGAAAAAAAGATAGCAATACCAATGGTTATAATCGATTTTAGTGGACATTTTAGTGGACATTTTTTCTCAAACTGGACATTATATAATGTCCATACCAGTGGTGCCTTTCGCGCGCGCGAAAGCTGTTAACATTAAGTGATTTATCTGGTACAACTCTTATATGCCTAAGAAAAGAAGAAAAGACGTTGCCTCATTTGGAACTCCCGACATACCTTATCCTAAAGTCAGGGTGGAGTGGATCGATTGTGTGAGTGACTCTGGCTGGGCTACTGACAGAGAGTTTGATAAAATGAGATTAGCAAGACCAATCAATGAAGGTTGGTTATATTCTAAAGATGATAAATCTATTAAACTTTTTGCTTCTTTTGATCGGGAAGATGATGGGACTTTTTCTTTTGGGGATCGGACGATGATTCCTCGTCAGTGGGTTCGGAAGATTCAGAAGATTTAGATGATTCTTTGTCTTGTATTGATGTTGATTCTTTTGAGTTTACAGGAAGAGTAGTTGTCTCGATTGCCTCACCTTCAACAGTCTTTGCATTTAAAAGAGGTGCGTAGTCGTCTAAAATTTGTTTCATTTTTGCTTCTAGTTGTTCTTCTGTCATATCATCTAATTTACCTGTTTTTATTATTTTTCTATCTATATATAATCCTGCTGCTTTTCCTCTACTGGCTTCAGCATTTACAGCGCTGGAAAAACTTCCTTTCTTTAAAGCGGCTTCTCTCAACCTAGCTAGTTCTGCTACGTGTCCTTCATATGTGACTTCATGTTTTCTAAGTCTTTCTTCTTTTAACTCACCAATATATTTTACTACCAATGGTGAATATCTTGGGTTGGTTAGTTCTGATCCTTCCCGCATTGCACGGTCAGGTGAATAACCTGCTGCGACAGCAGCTTCACGTTTAGACATAGGACCATCAGGTCCACCAAATACTAAATGCTCTGCAAATCGTTGTTGCATTTCTGTTAATCTTTTTGGAACTCCCATATTGACAATTTAAGGGAACTATCCTATAAAGTCAATATATGAAAGATGATCGAGGAGAATTAGATTTAACTAAACAAATTGAAGAACTTAAGAAAGAAATAGAAGAACTTCGAGAAGATAATAGAAAATTGGCCTCACAAATTTCAGATTTAACTAACAACCGAAGGTATCACGAAGGAGTATAATGTTTGTAAAACATCTACAAGAATTTTTAGGTAAGTTCACCATGGGGCAGACTAAGTATCAAGGCAACGCTATTTCTCATGCTAAAATTTATGTTGCTATTGGAGGTCACTTAGAAGAAATTAAAAGAATGGAAGTGCAAGAGCATATGATTATAGGACAGCCTTCATTACGATTAGTTTTAAGACCTCAAAACGAGAAAAAATTACTTATTCCTGATAAGCTAAGATCTACTCATTATGACGTTTAATGAGTGACGATATTCCCTCAAAAACTGTATGGGCCCAGAGGCTAAATTATATAAAAAACTGCGTAAAGTTTCTAAAGATATTTCGTGGATTAGAATTGAAAACCTTAGCTCTCTCGGTACTCCTGATCTATTGGGCTATAATAATTCTGGCACCTTTTTCACCGTAGAATTAAAGTGCACCAAGGGGAACAAAATCAAGATTTCACCCCATCAAATTGCCTTCCATAAGACACATCCGAACAATACATTTATCTTAGTCGAGGCCCTCGGTCCGAGGTCCTCGAAACTTGTTCAATACTTCTTGATCCCTGGATCAAGGATCGATGAGCTTGTAGCTTGTGGCTTGAGGCCTACGCTTGAGGCTTGTTGCTTGACGCTTGAGGCTTGCTGCTTGCAGCTTCAGAACCTGAACTAGGTTCTGGTTTAGGTTTGCTTGGAGCTTGCTGCTTGAGGCTTGTAGCTTGAAGCTTCTTTCGCTCTGCCCGGAGGGCAGCATAATATTTAGGGCTGTGATATGTCATTAGTGCTGGCCGTATGATATATTCTTTATTTCTTTATTCCAGCAATTTCTACAATCTTTGCATTGATTGTCTTGATGAGGCGCGGGGCACGTGGCGCCGGCTGAGACAACTGTTGACGTGTTGGCCCAGCCTCCAGCTGCCGCTTGGTCAATCATCGGCATGCTAAATCTTATAATTAAATTATCAGGCGCCCTGTTTACATGGTCCTTGATCCATGCTTCCCGGGTCGGGAGCCAGTGACGCTTGCCAGGTGTTAACCTGCAAACTTCATAAATTTTATTTAAATGCTCAAGGTCCTGGACATCTCCGGAGTCATGCCACCTGAAGACATCAGGCTTCTTGCTGTTGATCAGGTGTGCCATTGCCTGGACCCATTGCGGCGTGTATATTGCTTTCAGTCTCCTGTACTGAGCGTCCTGGACCACCTTGAAGACGTAACAGCCTTTTAGAGCGTAGCAATCGTAGCAGGTGCTGCCTTTAACCTTCCTGAGCTTGCTTCCTGTCTTGCATTCTTTTGCAGGAATACCAATTGACCATCCGGGCATTTTTCCCGGCTTACTTAGACCTCCAACCAGGTCCCACGCTTCACTTGTTTTCATAATTTATTTCTCCTTTATAATCCTACTATAGCTTGAAGCTTGTAGCTTGTCAAGCTTGCGGCTTGCAGCTTGTTGCTTCAGGCTTTTGAAAAACTCTTCACAGCTGCGCAGGTAGCTCTCCGGCAACGTGCCATGGTCCTGAATGAACCATGGCAACAGGTCGTTGTGTTTGATTTTTTTTTTAATGATCGACATGTTCTTCATACGCTTTTTTATATTTTTCCATATCTTTTTTAACAAGATCCAGGATCTCTTCCAGAGCGTTCCTTATACCGCGAAGCTCTGTTACTTCTCCTGTCCTGTAGTTGGTAGTTTTATCTAAAGCGTCTGCTATTCTTCTAAGTTGTGTTACTTCACCTCTAACACCTTCTTCTTTATTACTATTTATGCTCATATGTATTTCTCACTTTCTAAATTCATCCTACAGCATCCAGGATCCATTGTCAAGCGTTGCTTGAAGCTTGGAGCTTGCTGCTTGCAGCTTGCAGCTTAGAATCATTCTAAACTGACCAGTCAACACCAGAGCTAATATCTAGATGGTTCAAGCGGCAAAGCGCGTTGACTGATCCCAGGTCCCTTGAGTGCTGGCCAGTAGTAACGATCGTTTCCGCATAAGCTACACCACTCGGTCAAGAGACCAGGGATCAGGAGATGAGGCTGTATAGCTAATTCATCTCAAGTCCTGATCCCAGATCCCTACTGGGTCGACAGTCTGTTAAATTACAAACACCTTAAGGGATCAGGGATCAGTTGTTGTCCTGTGCAGGCGATCCGTTCGGTTTGCAACCCTAATTGGACATGCAGATATGCATCGCGACCTGAACTATAGTGGGTCAATTCCCACAGCTACAACATCTGATCCCAGAACGCTGGCTCCACTAGTGAGATTATCTGGCACATACCAGCGTTCAGGGATCAGTCCCGCCCGATCTTCAGGGCAGAGGCCAATGTTATTTCAGACTGATCCCAGACCACAGGGCGTTGTACAACTCATTATGAGGTCTATTCAACCTGTGATCAGGGATCAGTTCTGGCCGTTGGTAATTTGAAGCAAGCTTAAAGTACTTCACAACCAGAAGTTGTCCCAATTAAATATCAGCGAAAGCTTTTCTTAATCTCTGGGAACTGAATTTAATTAAATCAAATATAATGCTTGACTATCCTATTGTCAAGTGTATAAATACATTTATGCAAAATAAAAATATAGAAAGGAAAAAAATGAGTAGAATAAGACTAAATCAAGAGTATCGGAACAAGATTGCTAATAGAATGAGAGTACATCTTGAACAAGAAGATACTATTGAAAAACAAAACTATGACAATTTGAAAGCAGAACAAATTGACTTGAATGACAATGCTTGGAATATGGCACATAAAATAGTTAGACGACACTATACTGATGATGATGTTAAAATGGCATATCATTTACAAAACAAGTTTGAAAATGTTGATACTATTGCAAAAGATAGTTGTTTCCATTTTCATTATATGGGTACAAAAGAAGAAAGAGATTACGACAACAACCCAGTTGTTAAAGAGGCAACAATAGAAAGCCATTTTGATTTTAGATTAAATGGTAGTATTGATGTTGATAACAACGATAGTTATAGTCGTAATGACAATGGTTATTCTTATGCTTTATTTCGTGATGAATTAAAAGCACAAGATAATTGCAACCCAGATATTTTGATTGAACAAGAGGGTAAAGAACAAAACCCACACAAGACAAAATATACTGACAACAATAATAAATATCTTGGTAATGATGATAGTAGTTATGGCAAACAATGGAATGAAAAATATCAATTAGATTTAATTGGTAGAAATTATTGTCGTGATAGGTCTATTGCTTGTTCTAAAGATGAATATATGTTTTTGATTGATTGGAAAAATCAAAAAGGTCAATTTGTTATTGCTCATCAAAAATCAAAGTCGGTCTAAAAGGTTATAAATATTTAGACGAGGCGATTGAGTTATGTACTGAACTTGGATTAAATGTTCAAGAGGCAGAAATAATTAGAACTAATTCAACTGGACTTACTATCTACAATCCTAAAAATCTAGCAGATAGAATAAAAGGAATGAAGAATAAGCGAGAGAAAACAAGAGAAGAAAAAATCGCAGAAAGGGTGTTATACGAACAACAACAAAATGAAAGTGTAAATTAACACTTGACAGATGTATCCTATTAATGATAGGATACATCATTAATTAGAAAGGAATATATGTCAGAAAGAAATATAAAATACTTTAGTTGGTTTGCTAAATCAAGAAACGCATTTATCAATTGTCGTGGAGTTGATGAACACGAATACTACGACGAATGGTCTGGTAAGTTTAAGACTTTTGTTTCAAGACAATGGACAGATTTAAAAGGTTTTCCATGTTATAACTTTTGGGACTTGGACGCAGAACACCCAAGAACTGCAGTTAATTATTCTGTGAGGAAAGCATAATGGAAACAGATATAATTTGGATTTTATTATTCATAGGTTATGCAATCGGATTAATACCGATTGCATACTTTGGCATTGTTGGAACTAACGAGGCGATTGATTATCAAAACAAATTACATAAATCATATGAGAGGAGTAAAAAAAATGAGCGACTATAATTGGTGTCATGGACCGGAGTGTCATACTCAACAAACATCATCAAGAGTGCGAGGGAGTGGCGATAATAAAGTATTGAGAACTATTAAAATAAAACAAGGCAGATACAATGGATATCAAAATGGCATATGGGATTATTTCTGTAACAACAGATGTTTGTTTGATTTTATTAGAGAGCATATAACTAGTATCGTGGCTATTGCACCAAGGCGCGAGGCTCTTGAAACACCGATTAAGGTAAAGAAAGAAAAGTACGAGAGTTATAGATATCAATGGCAAGGCGATGACGCAAATGGTCCAACACGAGTACCATACATGGCAACAAGAACCACAATTAAAAGTGTTGACAATGACAATGGATAATGTAGGATACCCATATGAAAGAAATACAATACAATAACAAGACAATCAAGATACCAGCATACTTTGCTAATAACATAGATAGCAAACAAGCATTGGATATAACTACTTGCACTAATCCTTATAGCAATGAGTCTTGTGAACTGCCAGACTTTGCGGCTACTATTTACTATAACATTAAAGATGCAGAGTGGGCTAAGCAATATAAGATTATGCAACAGGGTATTACTTGGTTTCAGAAATACTTTACTAAACAATACTATGTATTGTTAGACTAATCATCAACCACTAGCATGGGCGAGCGATCGCCCCTGCTTCCCCCCATCAATAGAGGTACCAAACCCAATTCCAAAAAACTTCGAGAATAAAGGTCGACCCCAG